TGGAAAATGAATTCACATCAGCTTTAAATAAAAAGTTTATGAATCCCGCAAAATTTGCGGTAGAAATAGAAAAATTAGTTAAGAATGAAAAACTTAATTATATTGATGCTATTGTTCTTTTTTGTGAAGAGAATAGTATTGAGATTGATTCTATTACTAAACTGATATCTAAACCTCTTAAAGAGAAATTAAAGTGTGATGCACAACAGTTAAACTTTATGAAGAAGACTACTCGTGCTAAATTGCCATTATGACCACTCATCCTTGGTTCCCAATTCCTGTTTATATTAATAAAGCAGAAGGAGAAGAGTTTGATACTATTCAAAAAGAATTAGGTGATATTTGTGATAATTTAGATTTTACACAAAATCCAAATTGGACATCTGATACTCATGATTTAAGTCTGGGTAAAAGTGGTAGTTTCTTTGATGATGATATTTTATCGGAAAACGGTGCAGATAAATTCTTGAAGTTTATTGATAAGAATGTAATAACTTATTTAAATGAGATTGGTTGTACAGAGAAAAGGTCATATGTAATTGCTAATTCTTGGTTTACTAAGACTAAAAAAGGAAAATATGCACATCTACATGATCATGGATGGTATGATATATCTGGTGTATATTATCTTAATACTAATGGTAAGGATGGTCATTTGATGTTCCCAAATCCTCAGAAGCAATATGCTTGTAATTTTATATTCTCTCAAATATCAAGATCTTATGCAGGACTTCCTTTAGAGAATGGTATAATAGCATTATGGCCATCTATACTTCAGCATAATACAGAAACTAATAAAACTGATAATGAAAGAATTAGTATTAGTTTTAATATAAAATTTGGATTATGATAAAACTCTTACACAACCCAAAAACTAAAGATTATTGTGATTTTAAACGGTGGGTTTTAAGTCCTGAATTTGCATGGCATTATAATGGAGCATCAACCCCTGATATAAAAAATTCTACTCATACTGATTTACCCTTTTATACACATACATTTTTAGGAAGACCAGAATCTGATTTTTATTCTAGAGTTCATAATTCTGAGGAAGTACATGGTGTTGTTCAGATTTTAAAGAATATTCTTGATTGTAATGAAGTATTGATGAATAATTTTGTTCGTATATCTGTCAATGCTGTTCATCCAGAGAAAGAGATAAAATCTTCTATACCGCATTTGGATCATCAATTTCCTCATGGTAATATAGTAATATATTTGGATGATTCTGGTGGGTCTACCTTTGTAGAAGGTGAGGAATATTCCCCTGAGGAAGACGATGTTATTGTCTTTACAGGAGAGCACTATATGCAAAGTCCTGCGGAAAACCGTAGGGTGATTTTAGTTGCAACTATGGTATAATACACATAAATAGTGGTGTTCAGAGAGGGGTTTATGTCAGGTTTTTTTGACTCCGATATCGTTCAAGACGAGATGGAAACAATTAACGAGATGCAAGAAGAGATCTATGGTAAGGTCTTTGATTTTCCTACACTTCCATTGGAAGAGCAGGTTGAGCATCTAGAGATGTTGGATGATCTGTTAGATAAACAGCAAGTCCTTTATACTCGCATGAAACTGTCTGATGATCCCCGTGCTAAAGAAATTGCTGATAATGTTCGGCAATCTGCTATAGTAATGGGATTCCCCAAGAACATTGATTGTAATGTCCTTTTTGCTAACATGAGAGAGACTCTCGATAAGGTTCGCAAGGGGATTGACAAAGCACTATGAGCGGCTTATAATAGACTCGTACAAAAGCCAAATCCAATTAACACAGGCCAAATCTATGTCGTTTGCAAAACTTAAAAAGCAATCTTCCCTTGGTAGTCTTACTGCCAAACTCGTTAAAGAGGTTGAAAAAACCAATTCAGCAAATAAAGGAGATGAGCGTCTCTGGAAACCTGAAGTAGATAAAGCAGGTAACGGATACGCAGTTATTCGTTTTCTTCCAGCACCTAATGGAGAAGATCTTCCTTGGGTAAAAATGTATTCACACGCCTTCCAAGGTGGTGGTGGATGGTATATTGAGAACAGTCTCACAACTCTTAATCAGAAAGATCCAGTTTCAGAATTTAACACTGGTCTTTGGAATAGTGGAGTTGATTCTGATAAGGAAATTGCTCGCAAACAAAAGCGTAAGCTTTCTTACTTTGCAAATATCTATGTTGTAAAGGATCCTACTAATCCTGATAATGAAGGACAAGTATTCCTTTATAAGTTCGGTAAGAAGATTTTTGATAAGATCATGGGTGCTATGCAACCTGAGTTTGAAGATGAAGAAGCAATCAACCCATTTGATTTCTGGGCAGGTGCAAACTTCAAAATCAAAATCAAAAAAGTTGCAGGATACTGGAACTATGATAGTTCAGAGTTCGGTAAGGTTGAACCACTTTTAGATGATGATGATGCTCTAGAGGCAGTCTGGAAGAAAGAATACTCTCTTGCAGAACTTGTCGCTGCTGATAAGTTTAAGTCTTATGATGAACTTAAGAAGCGTCTTGAGTCAGTTCTAAAACTTACTAGTGCTGCACCTGCTCGTCAGGTAGTTGAAGAGGAAGAAGATGTTGATCGTGAACCTGCACCAGTTGCAGCAGCACCTTCAGCAGATGATGATGCATTAAAATACTTCCAACAGTTAGCGGAAGAATGATACATGAATTTATCGGGGTTTACAGAAATGCTGTAGACCCCGATCTTTGTGATTGGGTAGTTCAGTTTATTAATAGGTCACCACAGGTGGTTCCTAGAAATTATAAACATGTTAAGGATACCCAAATTTGTATGGATGCTTTCTCACCAGGAGAAGCACAAGCATTGAATGGATTCGTTAATGAATGTCTTAAAAAATATGTTGACGAATATCCATATCTTCAAGAACATAGGTATATAAGTTCACTTACTCTACTCCAAAAAACGGAACCTAAGCAGGGATATCATACATTCCATGAAGAGAATATCAATTGGAATTGTAATTCTAGAGCAATTGCTTGGATGGTATACTTGAATGATGTAGAAGAGGGTGGAGAAACTGAGTTTTTATATCAACAATATAAGATTAAACCAAAAAAGGGAACTGTGGTTATTTGGCCAGGTTCTTATACCCATTTACATAGAGGCAATCCTCCTATGAGTGATAAGTATATTGCTACAGGATGGTATACTGGATCTATGGGGTTAACCGAAGTTGCTTTACAAGCATAAATAAAACATAGATCTTAAATTTATTAAAATGGCTGCGTACAAAGGAGATCATTATGTCGTCACTTATGAAGATGCCAGTAATGGTGACTTCACTGCCGATGTATATGCAAAGGATGAAGCAGATGCTAAAGCAAAGGTTCTAATTGCTTATTCATGGGCTCAGAACTTATCTGCTACTCGTGGTGACGAGTAATGGCAAGAGACAAAGTTATTGTCTTTAATGGAGCAGATGGTAAGTGTAGAGTTGTAATTCCCACAGTGGATTGCACTCTATCAGACGATGCTATCATCTCAAAGGACATTTCTGCATCAGAATATTCAGTAATCGATGCTTCTGAATTGCCTAATACGGCATTTAGATCTGCATGGAAGTATTATCATGGAAGCAAAAATGTTATTGCGGAATTAGCAGATGCTAAGACCATTACCACAGAAATTTTAGAAACAAGATATCTTTCCATAAAGAAAGAGAATGTGGACATACAATCAATAGCAGATATGAAGGGGGCATCTGCATCCCTTAAATCAAATCCTGCAGTACCATATTCAACAATTACTAACGCAACTGCTGTATCGCAACTTGAAGCATTGATTTAATGAGTGACGATTTTAATTATTCTCAAGAGGATCCTTTTTATATTATTGGTTTAAGTGATGAAGCACTTACTGAGATAGAGGATTATCTTTCCAATTTGACTGATGATCAGTGGCAAACTCACCAGACTGATTATAAAGATCAGAAAAATTTTAGATTATGTGATATTCACTGTCCTTGTGCTGATAGTGTTATAGGATCAATAGGTGGAAGTATATTTGAAACTATTAATAAAAAATATGAATTTGATATAGAGTTATTTGAATTTCAAATTCTTAGATATGGGGTAGGTGGAAATTTTAATTGGCATTGTGATTATGGAATTGCTCCAAATAAGCAAGTTTGGAGAAAATTAAGCTTAAGCGTTCAACTTTCTGATCCAAAGGATTATGAAGGTGGAGAGTTAATTATTGTTGATTATGTTAATAGGCAATGTGAAGTACCTAAAGCAAAAGGAGCATCTATTGTTTTTGATTCTAGATGCCCTCATAAAGCAGAACCTGTCACCTCTGGTGAGAGGTTAGTTTTAGTTGGATGGGCAAGTGGACCTAAGTTACGCTAGGATTATGTGCTTTCTTTACACCACGAGATTCATATTGAGATGATTTGGTGTATGATAATTCCTTTCTCATATCCATTAGGAATGTAGTTAGATAATCTGGTCTCATTACTTTAATCTGTCTTTTTCTTTCATTTTTTCTAGTTTCTGCTAGGTAATTACTTATTCCTATAACTGGATTAAGTGTAATTGCAACATTATCTGGATGAGGAATAGTAAAAGTAGAATCTACTTGTAATCCTGCAGGAAGAACTAATCTACCTTGTACATCTTTTACTTCTGTAGTTTCATAGAATGCTGTAGCATTCATATTATCATTACCATATTTGGATAGTGCATACTTATATAAATTTTTTCCACCTAAAGGCCATTCATCTCTAACATTAATAATATTAGCTACTGTTAATACTATCCAGTCATATGTTGGATCATTGTATAATGTTTCAGCAGTATCTTGTGGTCTTTCTCCATCATCAATTGTATATGATTGTAGGAAAGTTATACTTGCTTGAACATCATTTCTAAGTTTAGTTCTTAGAAAAAGATTTTTGGTAAGAACAAAGTTATCTCTAGTATTACTAGATTCTAGTGGATTTTTATACCTAAGATTAGGTACATTTCTGAAATAGTATGACATTAGTATCCTACTCCTGGTGTATCTTTGTGATCTTCAGAGTAAATTGGGTTTAACTCTGTAAATTGGAGAGTTAGTTGCATATGAACAGGAGTTCCATCTTCATATGTTGCATATGTTCCACTTCCTGTATAGTTAACATTCATGCTTTTTAGAGCACATGTTTTAAAACTATTAAGGAATTTGTGATCCGTTCCACCTGTTTTATATGCTATTCTGAATAAATCAGGAGAGTTTAAAAATCCAGTTTTACCACCTGATAATTTGGGTGACATTCTGACTTTTAATGTTTTAAGTATATCTTTTATTACATCTGCTTCTTTACTATGTCTTGGTACTAAATCCCAAGTAAAATTAAATGTTCTAAGTTGTACTCCATTAAAAAGGAGTTCTACATTCTGGTTTACTATTTGACCAGTAGTCCTTGCAAGTAGTCCTGCAGTAGTTACATTGGCATTTAAAGCATTTGCTGCTGTAGCTGCTGCAGTTGTTTTTAGATAATTAATTGCCTGTGTTCCTCTTGCGGATCCAGGTGCATTAAATGCTTCTGTTAAAGCCTCCTGTCCTTGCTTTAACATATCAGTTGGAGTTTTAGCATTAATTGCTCCTCCAATTTTTGCTAGTCCCCATGCAGCAAGATCATTCAATTGATCTTCACCCCATTTAACTCCATTATTATCTTCTATATTTGATGGTATTGGTAATATAATTGTTTCAGAAGAAGGTTTACCTTTAAGGACATTACTTACTTGTCTAACATTACCTGTATCAATACCACCATCAAAAAGACCTTGAATTCCTCCTTCAGTAGTTGTAGTAATTGCATCGTCTATATTTGCGAATGGTCCATT